ACCGCCGCCCATCGGACCGCTCGGGAAGAAACCGCCGTCACTTGTTGGGCCAGCAGGAAAGAATCCTTCAGGGGCTCCAGGGAAAAAACTGCTCATCTACGGATACGTCTCGGTCTCGGTCTCGGTGTTGGTTTGGGCTTTGGTGTCGGTTGCGGTGTCGGCGGAGCTGGGACAGTCCCACTATCCGGAACGTAACCAGCGGGGAAATAGCCGCCCGGTGCCCCGGGAAGCGACTTACTCATTTAGTTGAGATTCAGCGTGCAGGCTGTCCGATTACCGGAACTGATGGTGCAGACGATCACGTCTTTCGTGTCGTTCGTATCCCGGAACGTCAGCGTGCTGGTGCCGGATCCCGTCGTTTTACCTCCGAGTGCGGACACGAAAAGGCGTGCGGCTTGACGCAACGTAACGCTCGATTCAATCGCGTTCGCCCGGTCCAGGAGTGCATCCGCCGTGCTATTGCGCTCACCGCTCGTCAAGGCCATGGCGCTCCCAACAGCGGCCGGGGAAGATGGGAGGTTTGTCGTCTTCGCATTTACTGCGGCAACGTCAGCACTCATGGAGGCACCTGCCGGAGCCCCGAGCCGTGCATAAGAATCGCCAGTCTGTGGCGTGTTTCCGGTATAGGTGACAACTTCGTTGATCTTGCCCGCGGCCGAAATTCCCAAAGAGGAGAAGTTTGTCGGAGCGGAAGAAGTTGGGAACCGCGTCGAAATCTGCGCGTCAACGTCATCCGCCAGACGCTTTCCAATACTTCCGGCCGTTGTGAAATCGCTCGTTGCAATAATGTCCTGCCAGACTGCCGTTGATATCTGTGCCGCTGTCGGAGCCGTCCCACCTGGGACAGAATCAAATGGAAGGATTGCGAAGGTGCTGGTATTGTCTGGATTCGTTGCCCAGGTCGCCACCGTTGCGACCTTGGTGCTGCCGACGTAGGCTGTGACAAACCTCGCCTGCCCTGCCCCCGTCCCGCCCGTGATCAAAACAAGATCGTTGTTGTAAAAGCTATTCGTGGCCGAGGCTGAAGCATCGAGCGTAATCGTTGTCGAAGCGCCGGCCTGCGCGGTATTCGACCGGATCGGAGCGAGCCCAGTATCTGCTGCGAATGTCGCACGGTCGATGGCAGCATCAGCAATTACCCCAGCTGTAATCGAATTACTGGCGAGGCTGTTCACGTCAACGCTCGGTCTGCCGCTTGAAAATGTGCCATTCGAGCCGCCGAACTGCGCGACATTCACTGGAGCATTGGGAACATAGCCAGGCGCAGAGGAATCATAGAAGGCCGTATATGCAGCCGACGTGACGACATAGCACGTTCGGAAGACCGCTAAGGACGTTGCCGGATGCACATAGATTTCGAGAATCCCGACCGTGTTCGTGTCTGTCGCATCCAGGGTGATTCGGTAGTTGCCGTGTTCTTCCGCTGTTGCTCCACCGCTGTTCTTCGAGGCCCAATCTGCGGAGCCCTTCTTAAGCCGGACGTCCGTATTCGCAATCGTTAGCCCGGTCTGCTCGGTATTGCCGGTCGTCGTATCGAGGAATGGCCCGATGCTGATCTCCTGAGTTGCCGTTGATTGCTTCAGGATGCACTGTCCGAAAACAGGTGAAGCGAGCGCGAGTAAAACAAAGATCGAAAGTAATCGTTTCAATGCCGCCTCCTAGCGATGCTCATTACAATCCGGACGATGGAGCCATCCGGTGAGGCACCAATGCAGTCCGGCGGGATAGTGCCAAAGATTGATTCCATCGTGGCTGTGACATCAATTGGTGTTCGGCTTGCGGTTGTCATAGCGTCGATGATTCGCTGGTTCATCGGCCATGGCCACAGCGGAGTCGTGGTTAAAGTGCCATCGACATATTGGTAGCAGACTCTCGCCCCAGTTCCTCCTGTACCATTCCAGATATTGTCTGCTGCGGCCACGGAAGCGATCTGCTCTGAATTCGTAACTTGCCAGTCTGTATCAACAAGACGGCGAGTACCAGCAGTTCGGATCTCAGTCACCTTGTCAAATGTATGGTCACCGGACATCGCAGGGCCACTGTAGATTCCACTCAAGGTAGCATTGCTGGCTGTCATCACCGCTTGATCGGCGTAGGCTACAACATCTTTATAATGAATGCAGGTGAGAGCCAATCCCCCTTGGAGCAGACCCAAGCTATTGTTAACATTCATCGGGTCAGTCGTGATGATTGGTGTCTCGGCCGCGGTTACATATGCGATGGACCCTAAATATTTCGCGCTTCCGGCACAAACAGAGGCGTAGGTGCCGTCATACAAATCGTTCATCCGCTCAAAGATGAACACACCGTACATCCCATTCGCCACTGAGACGCCAGGGTCTGGATCGATTGTGCCGATAACATTTTCATAAAGACCATTGTGGCTGTTGTACGTATTGGAAAATGTTTCGGATGGTCCTACGTCTCCAGTTGATTTATTCCAAATTCCAAACGCTCTGCGGTAGATGACGCCGTCACTACCTTGCGAGTTGCCAAAGGTCTTGCGACCCTGCCCAAAACCAGCTACATCTTCAAACAGGTTGTTGGCGTCTGAAGAATTGAAGACAGCATGTCTATCACCTGCATCCCACCCAATCGTCCTACGAACAATGTTGTGCGTTGCCCCAACGTCAAGGTCTACAACATTGCTTCCAGCGTCAGCATGCGCGGCGTTAATACCAGTGATCACCCACCAGGAATTTCCTGTGGCTAAGCGAATTGGAATCCGCAACGTCTGACCGTCGATCAGAACCCCACCATCTGTTTCCGCTTGCAGTGTGATCGGATGGCCGGAAGATCCCGCGCGGCCAGACGCTGGGACGATCATTCCATTTACGCCGGTATAGGTGCCGTTCGCCAGGATTCCGATATCGTCTGGCCCGAGCGTGTTTCCGCTCGTTCCGGCGACAAGCTGATTCACGCTGCACGGACTGCCGGTGGAACAGGTCGTGCCGCTACCAGAGGCGGAGGCATAGAGCGTCGTGGCCAACGCCATATCTGGAGCGGCCACCAGAAACGCGCAAAAGAGCGCCAGGAATTTCTTCATTTAAGTTCTCACCTCAATCAGAGCGATCTGGCCCCGGTGCAATTTCAGAGCGAACGCCTCCAGGGAAACTGCTGGGTCTTTGAGCCGCACGAGGTAACGGCCGATCGCCGAACTCCCGGTTAAATCGATGGATGCCTCAACCGGATTGTAAAAATAGAATGCCTCGAATAGCCCCAGCCGATCCGTGACGAACTTCCACAGAATGTTCGTTTCTTTCGTAATGTCGCCATTCAGATAGTCGATGCCGTTCAACTGGATCTGGAATCCCCATCGCCCCTTGTTGGATGCAACGGCGCCCTGGCCGTTGGCGTGGGAATAAGCGATGTTCTTCCCACCGCGCTGCTCATATCCGTCGCCGAAGTCCGCAACGAAAGTTGCGAATGTTTTCGTCATCGGCATCGTGAACTGAGGATTGATCGGCCAGACGGCGACGGTCATTAAAAGTCTTGCTGAAGAACGGAGTTCACCTGCCGGCGGAACTGGTTGGAAGAAGCGAGCGCAACCGGCAACCCGTTTTTAACCACTTGGCCGGGAGGCATCGTGCCGAAAGTGTGGGACATGTTCGCAATGTCTTTCGCCGCATCAGCGATATTTTGCGTGGCGCTGTAAAACAGGTACTCGCGAGTCCTAGTAATCTCGTTAGGATCCCGCGTGAAAGGCGCGTTTCGGTGATTGCCGAAGAAGGACGCAATCGCAATCGCGAGCATGCCTCCGACGGCACCAATTACGGGCAGCGTGGCTGCGCCGAGGCCAAGCAGCCCGGCACCGCCGTTCAAACCCAGCACCCCGCTGATTCCGCCCGAAATGCCAGGGCCCGCACCAGGAACCCCCAGGCCCAGCGTTCCACCGGCTGCGTTCGCTGCTGCGCTGTTATTCGTAAACAGGCCGCTGATTCCACCGCCGAACAGGCTGCCGAGGATACCGCCGCCGCCCTGGCCTGGCACAACTTCGGAGAGCGGCCCATTGTTGATGCCAAGCTTGCCGATAATGCCGCTGAGCAGGCCGCCACCCGAACCGCCTCCGATACCGATGCTGCCCAGGCTGGCAGCGATCCCAGTTCCGCCGCCTGATCCGAACAGGATGTTCGTGAGAAGCCCTTCCGTGAACCGCTTCGCGATATAGTTGGCCAGGTCGGCGAATGCGCCGAATCCCTTCTGTCGGAAGTCATCCCAGGCGCGACCGATTCCCTCCTGGAAGGTTTTAACGAATTCCTTTTGCTGTTTTTGAGCTTCCTCCGATGCCTTGATGATTTTTTTCGCATTCTCATCGCCTGCCTTTACACCTGCTTCGATATCGGCCGTGGCGCCGATCGGCTTGATTCGGAATTCTTCAAGCTGCTTGGCGAAATAGTCCTGATATTCGAGATATGCATCGCCGCCCTTCTGCTCCGCTTCAAGGATGTCTTTCCAGTCTTTGATGACCGCATCCCGGAAGTCGTGCGTGTCCACGGATACCGAGAATGTTTGATTTTTGAAAGGCTCTAACTGATTCGCGAAGAACTTCTTGTATTCTTCGCGCTGCTTGATCAATTCATCGCCGACGCTCTGCGCACTTTCCGCATCGATAACCGCGCCTTGCCGTTGGAGTTCCAGAACCTTCGTGGCGGATTCAAGGCGAAGTTTATTAATCCGGTCCGCCTCTGCTTCCAGTTCGTTCGGAGACATGCCTTCGAACGTCGTTGGCGCCAGCGTGTCGGTTCCATTCGGTTGGCGCTCATAGATAGGCCCGGTGCGGATCCTATTTGCCGCATTCCGGAGTGCCGTCTCGCGAGTCGCCAGGCTGGCTAATTGAGACTGGGCGGCATTCAGTGATACCTGATTTCCGGCCGATGGACCGCCGCCGATCTCGGACAATTTCGCTTGGAATTTGACAAGATCATCATAGGCTTTCTTGTTCTCTTCCAGGAAATGCCCGTAAGCCTCTTTGGCTTTGGTATCCCATCCGGTAATGGCACCGGAGATCTTTTCATATGCTGCTGGGATCTGGCCGAGTACTTCGACCAGCCCAACAATGGCAATCACGCCGAACGCGCCGGACAATGCGGGACCGATCAATTTCGTCTGAGCCAGGAACGACGTTACCGCGCGAGGAAGTGTGATGCCCAGTTCCTGACCTAAGCCGCGGGCAGCGAGGCTCGCATTCGCAAAACCTTTACCGCTCGCCTCGGATGCATCCTTCATCCGATTCAGCGCTTCGGCTGCACTCTTAGCCTCATCCGCACTCAATCCCGGGTGCAGATTCTGAAGTTTCGAGACCGACTTATTGAAATCGTCGGCCGCAATCTTCATGGCGGCAAATTGCGCCTGAGCCTTCTTCGTCTGGTCAGTGAACTGGTCACTGGCCTTAAGAATGATCTCGACAGTCCTACTTGCCACTCTGCGCCTCTAATGATTGAAAGAAGGTGCGCTCATAGGTTGCCTGGATGAGACCGTCGATGGAGGCTTCCGCACGCTCGAAGGTATGGCGCGCCTTGATCCTGCCGTCATGGGTTCCATTCTCAAGAATCACCGATACGAAATGTCGATCACCGATCACTTTGAGCGAAGCGCCGAGCAATTTATTTTTCTGTCTGAAAAACTTAATCCCGACTTCGCTGGCCATTTTTCCAGTTTTCACGGGCTGCGCCGCACGCAGAGGCATAACGCCGGCAGCCGCCGCAGCGGTAATGGCTGCGTCATTCGCCTTGATATAGCTTTTCGTTATCGCGGCAAAGTCGATGACGGTTGGGATTTCGATTTTGAACATCAGGCTTTAGGAATACTGGAATTCTGGGCGACCATGATCGTGCCCCACCACTGCATAAACTCTTCAGGCGATGGCGGACGATCCTCCGGTTTCTCGTCCCATTTCCGAATAAATTTATCGGCCGTGATTGGCTCAGATCCCGGCTTGAGTTTTAAATTGATCAATGTTGATGCGACCGTCCCGGCATGAAAATGCTCGCCCATGGCCCCGAACGGCTCGATCTGTTCATAGATCATGCATTCGAGAAATTCCGAGGATGGCATTTCGTCGATTTCATGCGGAAACTTACCGAGGAACCCGGCCAGCCGAATCCGGAACCGCCGTTCCGGCTGGCCCATTAGTTTTTTAGGGTTTCTTCTTGTCCTTCAGTTGTCCAGCCGTTCAACTTATTGACTTCGTTGAAAATCAGACGGCTGATACGGGCTGGCATTTCTGCCAGATTTTCAAGATCTTCCTTCGACGAATAGATCTGACTGCCGTTCTCATCGACGATAGACCAGGCGAGTTGCTGCGGCAGTCCAGCCTCACCCTTACCGATCTTTTCCAATTGCACAACGCTGAGTTCTTGAATGGTGACGGTCCCCATATCTGGGACTTCGACATTGGATCTTTTGCGCTTTTTTGCGAACTTCTCAGACTTATCAAGCACTGCCTTAATCTCCCTTTATGTCCAATCTCCGACTGCACCGCTGATCTTGAGGTCGAACGTGATTTCTGCTGCCGAATTTGGGCTCGCTTCCTTTAATGCAAAACCCATAACGACGGCCGCGAATCCAGAATATTTACTTCCGCCGGCGGCCGTTGCGGGAAGTACGTATCTGAAATTCTTCGCCGTGGACGTCGTTTTCGCCGCGGCGACAAGTGCAACCTGCTTTGCATCGTTTGGAATGTGGTTACATGTAACCGAAAACCTCTGCCCGTCCGACAAGCCGCCGAGGTATTCCTTGGCCGTGGAAGTCATGTGCGTTACTTCCACGAGGTCCTTCTGTACGGATATTGGAGGAGCAGCCTTTACTTCACCTATTGTGATGAAGTTCTCGGGCGATGCCCCATCCCCCATCTGGAATAGAGTCTGAGACGCTAAATATGAAGATGTCGCCATTCTGGCTTACTCCAATAAAAAAGCCGCCAAGGTTGGCGGCCGGGTTAACGGTTTGATGGTGGCTAAATTGGACTAATCGTCCGGCGGTCTAGCTTCCGGAACTCCGTCGATATACTGCTTCTCGGTAGAAGTGATGGTCGTTACTTCGACGAGTTCTCCGAGATCGCAGTCAATGGTTAGCATGGTCCTTCGACCGTCCGGAATCGCAGCGGTCAAGACCCAGATTTTCCCGTCCGCCAGAAGCCGGTAATTCTCTTTGTTGAGATAGACCGACTGGAAGAATCGCGTGATGATCCGCGCGGACATTTCCGTAAGCTTCTGGAAGTTGCATTGAATCTGTGCATCACTGCCCCAGGTAATCGCGTGTCCGGCTTGATCGTCACCGGTGACTGTTCGCGTTTGAAGTGTGGCGACGTCTCGCAATTGCCCGGCTCTCACGCCGTAAAGCCTACTGGAATGTCTGCCGGCGTAACGGTGCCGGTAAAGTTACCCATGTCTTTCGGACTCGTATTGTCGGAGTGGACGCGCGCCACCATCATCCCGCGGCCTTCTTGTGAGATAAACGCGCCCTCATTCACAGCATCGGAGACGAACTGGTTATCTTCACCGACGGTCACGGCTTCATTGAAAGGATGTCGTTCCCACCAGCTCTTGAAATAACAGAGTGAGGTTCCGAGGGAATAGTGTCGGTCACCGAGGTAACGGCCCCATTTACCCGTGTTTCCCTCGTGAAACAAAAGCGTGCTGTATCCCGTAACCTGCTTGCCGGATGCCTCCAGGAATGCGACCTGTTCCGCCATTCGGTCCGAATTGCTCCAGTCATCGCTATCCCAGTGCATGATGATTTCGCCGGTGGCCATTCGGCAGGCTTCATTACGCTTCCAGCCGATATTCCGCGACTGACTCAACCAGTATTCGATACCGAGCCCCGGAGACTTAAAAGAGGGGTCGGCCAAATCATCAATAATTACCAGTTCTTTCAGGGGATAGGATTGCCGCAGAAAGCAATCCAGCGCAGACTGCGCCCATTCACGGCGTCCCCGCGTGGGCATAATCGCAGAAACGAGTTTCAGGCGAATGCCCTCATAGAGAAATCCGCCTCGATACCCAGAGAGTCGCAAAGCTTCTTCGCATTCGGATCCCAGCGGCCAGCCGAGATCGCGCTGCAGATATATTCGAGCGGCCACGGCTTAACGTCGCGCTTCCAGCCAAGGACCGGCTGAGGAAGCGTATTGCTGAAATTTGAACCGTTGATCTCGAAATGCATCGCCATGCCGCCGACTTCGCAGATGTTCGCCAGATATTGCGGATCCCAGATCGCAGCCTGACAGGAAATCCGATAAGGCGTTCCGGCCGGAATGCAGCCGAATTCCGAGTTGCCGTATTCACCATCAGCCCCAGGCATCGGATAAAGACGCACACATCCGGCGTTCAATCGCCTGAACTCCAGAAGTGCCCGCTGAATAATCCACGTCCGAATGGTTTCCGTTAAGAAGAAGTCTTCCTGGAACATCAGGATCGGTTCGTCGGGATTAATCGCCGTATTGACGAACATTTTAAGCGTATCGCACCAGCCACCGGTGTTGCTGTAAGCGCGCCTAACTCCAGGAATATCCGGTTCATTCCCGACTTGATCCGTGACTAAATATTTGTCGTATGGACAATCCGGCCAGAAATGCTCGAGCAGCCGAAAGAACGGCTTCCAGGCATCCCGGTATTTCCAGCAGGAAATGACGACCAGTTTCATGGAGTAATCCGAATGATGTCCTGCTCGATTTCGAATTTGCGCGCGCCGGCCATCTCTCTCAATGTATCGATATGCGGCCAATCTCCGACTCCTGAGTAAACGTGCGCGTCATCGATTAGAA